CTTCTTATGTCTACGGCTTAGACTTTGGATATAATCACCCTACTGCATTAATGCGTGTCTACTGGCGTGATAACGACATTTACATTGAGCCGGTTATTTACGAGTCTTATTTAACTACTACGAACCTAATCGAGAAAATGAAGATTCTAAACGTAGAAGAAAATATCGAGATACTTGCCGACTATTCAAGACCCGAAATAATTCAAGAAATGAATAACTCGGGTTTCAACGTATTAAACGCAAACAAGGTAGTTAAGAAAGGTATTGACAACGTAAAGTCGTTTGGTGTATTTTGTGAAGAAGACCAGCGCATAAAAAAAGAATACGAGAATTACAAGTGGAAAAAGATAGGCGACAATATAACCGACGAACCGATAAAGTTATACGACGATGCTATGGATGCTGTGAGATATGCGACGACGTACATAAAAGAAAACTACTATACCGACGATAGCTACATAGCCTTCTAAAAACACGAATAAAAACGCTTTTAATATAGTTATGGCAATAACAATAATCGCAGAACCACAAGACTTCACTCCAGCTTATAACGAGTGTAAATTTATAATAGATAGCACTAACGTAAACAACGTAGGTTTTAGGTATATCTTCGACATATACGAAAGTGGAACTTCTAACAAAATAGCTGAATATAGAATCCTTCCGGATTTAAATGGTTATGGAGAACAAGACCTATCGAAACTTTTAAGCAATCAAGTTACATATGATTTTAATCCTACTATCACTACGTTCTACGTACCTACGAATAGTTACTATTCCTACGATGTTAAGTTCGGTGAAGAGTATCTGACGACAACTTCTTACACTTCGTCTTTAACAAATAGTTCCGGAAACGTAAGAATAAACGTAACGAATACTTTTGTAGTAGGCGACCAAGTAAACATATCACAAGCTGACGGCGGTGTGGCTAATCCAACGTTAGAAGGTTTGCATACTGTTATCGCTCAAGGTGTAGGCTATTTCGTTGTGGATGCGTTATGGTCGGATGTAACTGACGCAACTATAAACGGAGATGTTACTTATGCTGACAATAGAAAAACGATAACACGAGATATAACTACTACTCTTAGAAAGTTTGTTTTCAATGGAGCGGTTAAATGGATAGATTTTCCGATATACGACGAAACGGATTACACGTTAGATAATGCGAATGGTTTATGGTTAACTAACCAGCCTTTAAGTTTTCATTGTACGTTAGGCCAAGACTTATGGTTGAATTTAAAGAACAACGCAAATTTCACGCTTACGAATAGACGGATATATTTTGAAAATTCTAACGGAGATGTTTTCTATAAAATAGTAGGTGCATTAGATTTTATGTATGGAGTAGCAGTAGGATGTAATAATTTCGGTACGTTAACTTTGGTTTCAGGAACTGCTGATTTAATTAAATCCGATACTGAATACTACGACTTTTGGTATACTTATAACGCAAGTGCTACGGAGCGTAGCGAGAGATATAGAATTTATATCGATAGACGGATATTAATATCTGAAACACACGTTTTATTTTTAGATAGAATGGGTAGTTTGAGTAGCTTTGCTTTTCAGCTTAAAAACTACGAGCGTGGAAACATAACGAGAGAACTTTATAACAAGGATGTAACTGGTTATGTTAGTAGTGGTCAATGGAAATATAAAACTTATGAACAAGGTTTTGTTAATTACAATACTCAAGTTACTACGAGTTACGACTTAAACACGAATTGGATGACTGAGAACGAAGGTATTTATTTTCAAGAATTACTTTCGTCACCACAAACGTGGGTAAAGAACGTCACTTATCGAGTAACTGATGACCTACTAAATAGATATGACGAAGACGGATGTATTATAAGAATACCTGAAAGTACGGAGTACGTTAGTTGTAATGTTACCACGAATAGTTTTGAAGTATTTAAACAACGAAACAAAAATCTTATAAAACAAAGCATTTCAATTAGACTATCAAATAACGACATAATCAATGGTTAAAATCGTATTAGAAAACGGAACGCTTGACATTAGAGAAGATGTTAATTTTCCGTTGAGTTTTAGTGTTTCGGATATTAGGGACATATCGAAAAGAACAGGAACGTTCTCGAAAACTATTATCGCTCCCGGCACTAAGAACAATCACGAGTTATTAGGGCATTACTACGATGTTAATATTCAGTCAGGGACATTTAACATAAACACTATCACGAAATGTCAAGTAATCCAAAATGGAGTTCCTATATTGCAGGATGCGTTAATTCAATTAATTGGAGTTACAAAGAAGCAAAACACGAATGCTTACGAAGACGAAGTTAACTACGAGTTATTAATAAAAGACTCTAAGGTAGAGTTCTTTACTCAGATAGCAAATAAGGAATTAACCGATTTAGATTTCTCTGATTTAAACCACACTTTAAATAGTGCATTTGTAGTTAGTTCTTTTAGTAATACGGTAGCAGACGGCTATAAATACATACTTCCTTTTTCGGATGACAATACCTATAGACTAAATGAGTTTAAACCGGCTATTTACGCGAAGACATATTTTGATAGGATATTTTCAAATGCTGGTTTTTCTTATACGTGGAATGGACTACAAGACGCAAAGTTTGATAAGTTACTAATTCCTTACAACGGAGATTTAGAACAAGCTAATGTAGACGCATATAAGGTAATAGAAGAAAATACGTGGATAACTTCTTACGTTAGTCCAATAGGTCAAAACCCAACCTTCTACGAAACTTTAACTTCGTGGACTGAAATATTAGATGTTGCTTCATTATTTAATCCTGTAACTGGAGTTTATACTGCGCCATTATACACCGACACGGCACAAGGTCAATACTACAATTTTAAGTTAACTTATTCAACTAAATTATTTTTGGATAACACAAGTGCGGGTAATGCCTATTCAGTAAGTCAACAGCAAGGAACAATAGTTCCTGAAGATAGATATTATAAGTTACATTTTAGGCTAATAAAAAACGGAAGCACTATTGTGGGTCAATATACTATACCCGGATTTGGTGTTTTCTTTGATGGTTCGACTGCTTTAGCGAGTGGTACAACTGTTATAGGCAATCCATCGCAAGTAGTTACCATTCCTACTAATCAAACTATAATTCCTACTGATACCATACAAGTTCAAGTAGGATTTAGTTTTGTTTCAAATGATACTGCTAATACTTTTTGGCGTGATGCTGCTGCACCAGCATTAGGTAATTTAGTACAAGTAAATCACGGAGTAGACATTTCGAGTTTACAACTTGAAATCTTACCTAACAACGCTTTAAATTTATACAATGGACTTATTTCGGTAAATGGTTATATTCCTTCTAAAATTAAACAAAGTGATTTCGTTAAGTCTATATTTCAAATGTATAATTTGTACGTAGAAATAGACGAAGACCAACCTAACAATTTAATCTTAGAGCATAGAGATAACTACTATGATAATGGAGCGGTAAAAGATTGGACTCAAAAATTAGCAAAAGACCGAGAACAAAACCTACAATTTCTTCCTGAAGTAACATCTAAGAAATTAAGACTTACTTACAAAGCAGACAAAGACACTCCGAATACTGTTTACACAGGAATTACTAACGAGATTTACGGACAAGTAGAATACACTTTTGATAATGAATATGTAAGAGATACCGACGTAAAAGAATTAATATTTAGTCCTACTCCTATAGTAAGAACTATTTTCGATGCGTACGTTCCTAATATTGCGGGTGCTGCTCCAAAGGTTAACATTCGTATTTTATTAGACGGCGGTTTAGCTAATTGTTTGCCTTATGATATTTACGACATTGAGTTTCCGGGTTTACCACTTGTACCTAATTTAGGAAGTTTTAACATAGGTAGTTACCCACAAGTAGGACATTTCGATAATGCGTTACTACCGACTTTTGATATAAACTTTGGAACGTGTGATTATTACTATTATAATCCTTCTACGCTCACGAATAACAATCTTTATAACTTATATTGGCGAAGAACTATAAATCAAATAAACGTTGGTAAAATGCTAACGGCGTATTTCGATTTGAACGAGTCAGATATTCAATCTTTAAAGTTAAATGATAAAATACGCATTGATAATTCGTGGTGGAATATTAATAAAATAATTGACTATAACGCTAATGATAACACGCTAACAAAAGTCGAATTAATAAGCGTAGACACCGAAATAGAATTAGTGCCATTTCAAACTGGTAATGGATTACCATTTCAAGGAAGTATAACCGAAGTAAGTAACACTTCAGTTTTACAAACGAGAACCCAAACGAGTAACGTTATTTTAGGCGATGCTAATGTTTTTGGTAGGGGTAACGT